AGTGCGTATAAATTTATAACAGGGTAATAGCCACCCAGGCGTAAACGGGGAAGGAGGCAGCAATGTCAGAACAAAGAGTAAAACCATCACGCAAAGATCCCAAATGGGGTGTGATGGAAAAAGAAGGTCTTGTAGTGGGCCGTGGTGATAACCGCAAGGTTGTTCCACCAGATGAAGTTGAAGCATTAGCAAGACTGCACTGCACATATCGTGAGATGGCAGACTTCTTTCAGGTGAATGAAGAGACGCTAAAATACAACTTTATGGATCTAATAACAAAAGCACGATCAGAAACAAAGCAAGCTCTACGCAAAGCACAGATCAAACTGGCACTGAGCGGTAATGCAACAATGCTTATCTGGTTGGGCAAAAATATCTTGGATCAATCGGAAAATCCAATGGCAACAGATTCTGCACAGATACTGCCTTGGTTAGACGATAAATAATTATAATTGCCAGTGGGGGGAAACGATGGCTGAGAAAAAAATAGAAGATCGGGTGGAAGAAAACACCCAGATGCTTAAAGTCATCGAAAGAGATATCGACAAGATAAAAAACAATCACTTATTTCATATCGAACGAGATATGGACGGTATCCGCAAAACAGTGGATAAGATGGACGCAAGAATGTGGGCCATCCTTCTCCTTCTTATAACTGCCAGTATCGGTAGTATATTTGGAGATAAACTAATCAGTCTGCTCTGATCAAGCAGATTTACAAAAGAGAGGAATAACGTTATGCCTGTAAGAAGTCAACAACGAGTTAGCACTTTACCTCCAGGACTTGAATTATCAGCAGGTCGTCTGGATAATGCTACACTAAAAGGCTCCAGTGGCCTAAACCCAGTAGTGGGAGCAACATTGGAAACAATTACAGCAGGGGGTGGTTTAAGAAACTATCTATCAGCTGCAGAAGAACTTAAAGTTGTATCATCAAGCGCAACAGATACAAATAGTGGCAGTGGCGCTTGTCGTAGAATCCGTATCAGAGGTATTGGTGCAGATGGTAACTTTAAAGAGCAGGATGTCAATATGGACGGCACAAATGTTGTAACAACAGACCGTAATGGTGATCCAATTGAATTCAAATATATTAACGATATGCGTGTTCAAACAATTGGCAGTGCTGGCCCGTTTAACGCTGGTGTTATTACAATATATGCTAATGATGGAACAACAGTTTTAGAAACAATGGGTGTTGGTGAAAACCAACAGCAAACAGCAGCCTGGGGTATCGGTGACAATGAAGAAGGTTATCTAACCAGTTTTGTCTGTAGTGCAACAGGTGATGCACAAGTTAGTATCTGGGTGCAACCTGGACCTACTGCCGCTTGGCAACAAAAACTAACACTTATTGTTGGTCAGGGTGGGCCTGGCGCTTATCAGCTGCCAAATCCTTTTAATATCCCTGCCGGTGGTAAGTTTGAATTCCGTGCTAAGAGTTTAACTGGTGAGAATGTAGCAGTTGGTGCAGACTTCCAGATCATTCTGGAGGAATAATTATGGGATACGCACCAGGACAAGAAGTCAACAATATTCCATTCGGTATTCCACTTGCATTGCGTAAGTGGAGTGAACTGAGTGGTATACAAAAATTCGGATATGCGGCCAGTGTTGGCACCACATTTACAACAATATGGGAAGGGGTCACACCCTACCCATATATCACAACATCAGCACCTGTTACACTAACATCATCAAACAGTGCGGCAGATGATGGCACAACCGTGCAAGTTCAAGGCTTAGATGGCAACTATGATTTGCTAACTGAAACTGTTACAGTGGGTGGTCCAGCAAGCACAGGATTATTCCACAGGATATTCCGTATGTCAACTATCACTTGTAATACTGGCAGTGTAAATGTTGGCGATATATCAGCAACAGTTGGTGGCACAGTTAGAGCATATATTTTAGCAGGTGAAGGCCAAACACTAATGGCTGTTTACACAGTGCCAGCAGGTTATCGTGCTTTCTTATTAAGCGTATATGCAAGTCCGAGCAAGCAAAAAGAAATGACTGTAAGACTTATTACCAGACCTTTTGATAATGGTGGTAGTTTCAATGTTAAAGCATATGGCACATCATTCGGTGCAGCGTTTTTAAGAAACTATAACGTTGTGGAAATGCTACAACCTAAAACAGATATTGAAGTCCAGTGTAAAGTTGATGCAACCAGTGCAGTGAGTGCTGGCTTTGAGTTAGTATTGGAGAAAATCTAATGGCGTGGCACGGTAAGAAAAAGAAGGGTTACGCAAAACCCAAGCCCAAGCCTAAGGGTAAAAAGTAATGGCAACCTATCGTGGTTCACCTTGTAAAGGAGATTGTAGCGGGCATCGTGCTGGTGCTCGTTATGCTCGTCAAGGTGGACGCACACTGACACGCAGTAGTTCAAGTTTTAACAATGGGATGAGAATTGCACAAAAGCAAATGAAAGCCCAGGGTAAAAAAACAAGAATGAGCGTGACAAAGAGGAGTAAGTAATGCCAGTATACAAAACAGCAACCGGATATAAATGGGGAAAGAGTGGGAAAGTATATCCCACCAAAGCACAGGCTGAAAAACAAGGTCGTGCTGCTTACGCAAGTGGCTATAAAAAGAAAAAGAAATAATACCTATTGATCCTTAGCGATCAACGGGGAGGCTGAGGTCTCCCCTTTCTTTTGACTAAAAAAGGTTGACAATACCTTATATTATGTTATTATGTATGAAGTTAAGCAATAGAGCCTAACTATAAAACTTTAATAGTAAAGGAAAAACAAATGAAAACATTAAAACTCGTATCCACACACGATTCAAGTGTGGAATCCCTTCCAAGACCAAAAAAACTAGAATCACTCGTGGGCAAAGATAACGGAACTAAACCTGCACAGGGTTTCAGTATGGTTCCAGTAGATCTACCCAATCATATGTCACAAAGACCACTTAAACCAATTCAGATCACCAAATGGGCTCTGGAGTCTAATGGTTTTGATTGGAATCTATTTGGTTATATCACAGTAGTTTGTAACAGTGATGGAGTAATGACAAAACTGAATGGACAACAAAGATGTCAAATGTGTCAATGGTTATTACCAGATGTAAAAGAAGTTCCTGCTCATATTATTTACACTGACAGTGATGCGTATGCGGCTACATTGTTCTATCAGATGAATGATGTCAATATGGCACAACTAACAGGTGAAGAGTTATTATGGGCTGAAATAATTGCAGAAAGACCACAAGCACTTTATGTAAAGGAATACCTGGAAGCCGCAGATCTTTCTTGTGGTATGTTTCGTGAAAATGACACAGAATACAAGACAAAAAGAGCAATCTTTGAACGCAGTTTGAAATATTCAGAAGAAGGAACACTAGCCGCTGTTGACTTAATTCGTGAAGCATATTCTAAAAGTAAATTGATTGATGGCCAAGTTATGTGTGGTCTTGCAAGATTATTCAGTATTAAAAGTAATGGTGAATATGTTTATGACAACTACGCAAACACTAATACTCGTATTGGTAAACTATTTAAAGAATGGTTTATTCAGCAAGCATATCATCGCAGACTAAAAGACCTACATTATGACAACTATAAAAATCTAAATGCAAGTAGTGCCTGGGAAAATGGTTGTGCTTATGGTTTAGCCAAAGACTTCACAAACTGGCTTGGTAATAAAGGCTTGCGACGTTTAGCACAGCCATTGGCACCAGTAAAAAATGTATATGAGAGTAGAAATAATAATCAAGAAATGGAGGTTTAATATGAGTTTCGATTATAATAACAAACCAGAAGACTGGAGTGACTTTGAATTTGAAATTGCTAAAGCACTTCGCGGTATTAGTTGGCAACTAAAAGTATTGAATGACAATCTTGGAGAATTCAATGAATTGCGAGACAATACATTAGACTGGGACAAAATACAAAAAAAAGCAAAAGCTCGCAGTCACGATACTAAAAACCCAAATAGTCTTGGCAGTCTTTTGGATAAAATAAAAAGAAATCGTGGTTTAGATGATGACAGTCAAGAATAAAGGTTGACACATAACCCATATAATAGTATAACTATTATTGTAAAAAGAACAAGAGTTCTTGATACGCAATTATAATACTCTGTCGCACTTACAATAGTAAAGGCGATTATAATTGACTTTTTTTCTAATAGACTAAGTGTAACGAAAGTTACATTGTGGTGAGAACCACAGGGGCGTCGAGTGGCGCCCCTTTTCTTTCGAATAAATAAAAGACAACCCCCAGAGGACAATATGTATATTGTAGAAATATTTTCATATGACGTTAAAAGTGGTCTGCGTTTCAGAGATGAATGGCAAGTGGACAGCCTAAGGTCTGCACAAACAAAAATATTCTGGGAAAAACTAAGAACAGATGTAGCAGGCTGGAAGATATACGAACACATTAAACACGAAGACTTCCTAGTAAGAAGTGGTTGGGATAGACGTGCTCGTAAACAATGGGCAACAGGTGAAGATGCCACTAACTAATCCACAAAAGAAATATGAAATAATATATGCTGACCCACCCTGGCATTATGCTCTTAGAAATAATGGCACAGCATTTGGTGGAGGCGTCACCCAAAAGTATGACACAATGTCTGTAGAAGAAATATGTGACATACCAGTTAAAGACTGGGTTAAAGATGATGCTATGTTATTTCTATGGACAACAATGCCATACCTAGAAAAAAGTTTTCAGGTAGTGAATGCCTGGGGATTTGAATATAAGACTATGGCATTTACTTGGGTAAAGATGAATAAAACAACACCTGGCTTTTTTAGAGGTGTGGGTCAGTGGACTAAGTCAAATGCTGAATTATGTTTACTATGTAGAAGAGGCAACGCCTTTCCCAGAACACATAAAGATGTGGCACAAATTATAATGGAGCCACGCAGAGAGCATAGTAGGAAACCAGATAGAGTGCGTGATGACATAGTGCGTTTAGTGGGTGATAGACCAAGATTAGAAATGTTTGCCAGGACAGCAACACCAGGTTGGGATGTCTGGGGTAATCAGACAGATCTATTTGCTCAAACAAATAATAATTTTAGCGAGTTGTTTGAATAATGCCACTAACTAATCCACAACAAACCATATTTGATGATAACAGTCGCTTCCGTGTTGTTGCTGCTGGCCGCCGTTTTGGTAAAACATATCTATCAACATATGAGATCGCTCGTATCGCTCGTCATCCTAATCAACGCATATATTATATTGCACCCACATATAGAATGGGTAAACAAATTATATGGGAATGGTTGCGAGAGCAAATGACAACACGTCGTTGGGCAAAGAAAATAAACGAATCAGACTTAACTATTACACTTGTTAATGGTAGCACTATAAGCATACGATCAGCGGATAATCCTGATAGTATGCGTGGTGTAAGTTTAGACCTAGCCATACTTGACGAAGCCGCCTATATGAATGCAGAAACCTGGACACACGTTATACGCCCAACATTATCAGACCGTAATGGTAAAGCATTGTTTATTAGCACACCCAATGGCTATGATTGGTTTCAGGAGTTATGGACAAGAGCGCATACATTAGAAGGTTGGAATGCATATCAGTATAAGACTATCGATGGTGGACAAGTTAGTGCAGAAGAAGTAGAGTCAGCAAAACAGGAACTGGATTTAAGAACATACCGTCAAGAATATGAAGCAACGTTTGAATCATCAGGTAATCAGATATTCTATGCATTTGATATGAAGAATGTTAAACCCTATAAAGAAGCAATACCACAAACATTACACATCGGTATTGACTTTAACGTGGATCCAATAACAAGTGTTATCGGTGTAAAGACACTGGATGGGTTGCATATATTTGATGAGATTATTATTCCGAACAGTAATACAGCGGAACTGGCGGAAGCAATAACGGAAAAGTATTATGGACATAGACTTATTGCTTATCCTGATCCAGCAGGTAGACAACGGCGCACATCCGCACAGGGCAAAACCGATATACTCATATTGGAAGAGATGGGACTGGCTGTGAAAGCACCCAGAGCCCATCCCCCTGTAAAAGATAGACTTAACACTACTAACAGACTATTATGTGATGCTGATGGTAATAGACGATTGTTTATTGACCCAAGTTGTAAAAAGACTATTGAGATGTTTCAGAAGTTTCAGTATAAACAGGGCACAAGTTTACCCGATAAGGATAGCGGATATGACCACACAGCAGATGCACTGGGATATTGTGTGCATTTTCTATACCCACTAAGAAGACCAGCACCAGAAGTATCTGGACCAGACGTATTCAGGCATATGTAATGGTTAAAGAGAGTAGAACTTATTCAACAAACGGTAAAGGCGATTCAGTATGCTTTATTCGCATTACGGGTGATGATTGGAGTCTAATTACAGAAGGTGTGGGTAAAGATAGAGCAGAAAGTTTTAAAAGAGCTCTAATAAGACTGGTTGAACTAACTACATATAACGTGGATAAGATTGAGCAGATTGTCAGGCATAAATAAGAATGATTACCGAAAGGTAAGGTCCTGCAAGGACTATCCGGCAACGGAGTTAACCATCAAAGGAAAAACAAATGAAAACACTTGAACAACTTCAGAGTGTTCATTATCGTTATACTGACCACGCAAGGTTAGCAGACTACCTATATAGAAGTTATATTGGTGGACAGAAGTATCGCGATGGTGAATACCTAACACGTTATTATGGTGAAGATCAGGATAGTCAACAGAACCTATATCTAAAGCGACTTAACTCAACACCACTAAACAACTATGTAAAAACTACAGTAGACATTTACCGTAGTTTCTTATTCAGAGAATTACCGTCTCGCACATTGGGCGCATTGCAACGTAATCCATTAGTAATGGACTGGTTAAAAGACGTTGATATGGAAGGCCAGGGTATCGATTCATTTATGAAAACAGCAAATGACCTAGCAATGGTTATGGGCAACGTGTTTATTGGATTGGATAAACCCACATATAGAGTAGAGACACAAGCACAAGAAATAGCAATGGGTATTCGCCCATATGCAACATTATACACTCCGCAAAACGTAATGGATTGGCATTACCATCGTGGTGTAAATGGAAAGAAACAACTTGTTTATATTAAAGTCATTGAAATGAATACACATCATTCAATGGACATTACAGAATGGACACCCGCCGAAATCTATAGATATACAGTATCCAAAGATGACACAGGTGCAATGGATACTATTACAAATTATGAAGAATTTGCAAATCCATTGGGGTATGTTCCATTCATCAATTATTCACCTGTCCCAAGTCCTCACAAAGGTATGGGATACAGTTTAGTAGAGGATGTAGCGGACTTACAAAGATTCATTTACAACCTATACAGTGAAGCAGAACAAGCGGTGCGTATTAACGGACATCCGACACTTGTAAAAACAGCACAAACTAACGCAACAGCGGGTGCGGGTAGTGTTATTACAATGCCGGAAGATCTCGATCCAGGACTCACGCCTTTCCTATTACAACCAACTGGCTCAACTATTCAGAGTATTCTGGATACCATTGAGAAGACTATTGAAACAATTCAAAGA